GAGTATACAACTGCGCCTATCTGCCTATCGACCATTCAGCAGCTTTTTCCGAGACAATGTTTCTTCTTCTTGGAGGAACAGGTGTGGGATACTCAGTACAGACTCACCACGTTGAAAAGCTTCCTGAGATCCGCCGGCCAAATGAAAAAAGAACCCGTCGTTTTCTTATTGGCGACTCAATTGAAGGCTGGGCTGATTCTGTAAAAGCACTAATCTTATCTTACTATCGTGGAACTTCTAGAATCCGTTTTGACTTTTCAGACATCCGACCAAAAGGTGCACGCCTAGTTACATCAGGAGGCAAGGCGCCAGGACCACAGCCTTTGCGTGAGTGTCTTGTAAAGCTTGAAGGTATTCTTTCCCAGAAGGAAGATGGCGATAAACTTACTCCGATCGAAGTGCACGACATGATTTGCCACATTGCGGATGCTGTCCTTGCGGGAGGTATTCGCCGTGCCGCTCTTATCGCTCTTTTCTCAGCTGATGATGATGAGATGATTGCTTCAAAGGTTGGAGATTGGTGGGAAACAAACCCACACCGTGGTCGAGCAAACAACTCAGCTGTAATCCTACGCCACAAAGTTGATAAAGATTATTTTCTTTCACTTTGGGATCGAATCCAAAAGTCAGGTTCAGGTGAGCCCGGTATTTATCTATCAAACGATAAAGACTGGGGGACAAACCCTTGTTGTGTCGACGGTGAAACTCTCGTTATGACAGATAAGGGTGAGATGACAATGGCTCAGTTGGTTTCTGAATACCAGAACGGAAGTAACATCAAAGTCGTCTCATTTAGTGAGGACACCGGAGATCTTGAGTTCAGATCTGTCGAAGCAGCCGCAATGACAAGAGAGGACGCCAGTGTGATCAAGATTGAGACAGAAGATGGTCAGACAATCACTCTAACCCCGGATCACAGAGTATACACTGAGAATCGTGGTTATGTTGAGGCTGCCGACTTGACAGAGGATGACATTCTACTCTACATCGAATAAAACTGGAAAAGTCAAGTTCTTTATTTAGTTTATTTTTTTATTAGATCTTGGCCAACTACAAGCATAAAAAAGATCGAAAATAAAGGCTGTCGTTTTTTTGGCGGGCACACTATTTATAAGTATGAAAACAATACAAGGGTCTGTGCCCGCCAAAGAAATACTAGTTGCGATTGAGAGGATTTACCTGGATTTAGATCGAGGCAAACAAAAGATAATACCTGAAGAGTTAGAGGGCGAGTATCAAACTTATGCCTCGAAGAGATACAAAGAGATGGGCAACTCGTCAAGATCATCGAATAAAAGATCTTTCTTGATTGAGAATGCCCACAGGATCCATCCAAATGAGTTTAGACTGGCTAGAGATTACATTTCTAATCTTTATGGAGATGGATACGGGCTCAAACTAATAGGGAAGCATCTGAACTTAGGTCCAACGAGGGTCCGGACTCTTTTTCGCATTTTAGGCATCACTATAAACAAAGGTCGAAATGTTGTTTATGACAAAACAAGAGAGATAAGGAGCGAAAACCTAAAAGAAAAGTATGTTAGTAGAACTGGGTGGTTTAGAAGTCTAGAAAGACGAACAAACAAAACATCTCGTGGGATCCAGGGCTACTACTACAACCAATCGAGAGGCAAGTATGTCTGGCTACGAAGCACTTATGAATACATTTATGCTAAGTGGCTAGATAGGAACAAGATCGATTGGGATGTCGAGCAACAGACATACCAGTTAGAGGGCACCACATACCGACCAGATTTCTTTATCTATGAAAACGATTCTCTAGTAAAGATTGTTGAGATAAAGGGATACTGGGCGACCGGGGTGAGGAAGACTCGTGAACTATCAGAAACACTAAACATAACGGTCGTGCTAGTAACAGACATAAAACCGTATTACAAACAAAGTTACAAAAAGGAGTTACAAGAATGGAAACACAAGAGAACACTCTACAGCGAAGAACGCTCAAGAGGACAAAAATAAAAAGAATCTCAGTAGAGACAAACAGAGATGTATACGACATCCAAGTTGAGGCAAATGAGAACTTCTTTGCCAACAACGTGCTGGTTCACAACTGTGAAATCGCACTTCGCCCTTATCAGTTCTGTAACCTAACTGAGATCAATGCTTCAGATCTTGACTCCCAAGAAGAGTATGAAGCTCGTTGCCGTGCTGCTGCTTTCCTAGGCACACTCCAAGCCGGCTACACAGACTTTCATTACTTGCGTGATGTTTGGCGAAGAACAACAGAGAAAGACGCACTTATTGGCGTATCAATGACTGGCATCGCATCAGGAGCAGTGTTGGATCTGGATATGGAAGCAGGAGCAAGATCAGTAAAAGAAGAAAATAAAAGAGTTGCCGATCTTATTGGTATTCGACAAGCCGCAAGAACCACTTGTGTCAAACCGGCTGGTACAACTTCACTAACGCTTGGAACATCATCAGGTATTCATGCGTGGCACAGTGACTATTACATTCGTCGGCTTCGTTTGGGCAAGAATGAAGCAATCTATTCTTATCTCTCGGAGAACCATCCAGAGCTAGTTGAGGATGAATACTTCCGACCACACGATACAGCAGTTGTTTCAGTTCCTCAAAAGGCGCCCGAAGGAGCCATTTACCGAACAGAAAGCGCCTTATCACTACTCAAGCGCATTGAACGAGTTTCACGTGATTGGGTAAAGTCCGGACACCGAAAGGGAGAGAACACACACAACGTCTCAGCAACTGTCTCAGTTCGTGAAAGTGAATGGGATGATGTTGGTGAATGGATGTGGGAAAACAGGAATGTCTATAACGGCCTCTCTGTTCTTCCCTATTCTGATCACACACACGTTCAGCTGCCTTTCCAAGAGTGTTCAAAAGAAGAATACAATGCTTTGTTTGGAGCACTTAAAGATGTTGATCTTACAAAGATCATTGAAACAGAAGACAATACAGACTTAGCAGGCGAACTAGCTTGTGCAGGAGGTGGCAGCTGCGAGGTGAGATAAAGCAAACACATAGTATTATTAAAGCAGGGGCATATGCCCCTGCTTTTTACTTTTCAGGACTATTTATAGTGCAATGGCAGTCTTCAACTATAGAAGTGGCTTGGGTAATGTTGGCTCTTATCAAGCGTCAGCAATACCTTATCTTACAAGTTCTTTGACGGCTCCTGTATCGTCTTCAACTCCTTACGAGGTTGCATTCCCAAATGTAACTCGTTTTGTTGTTGTTACAAATACAAGCGCTGCGACATCCCCAAATGTTCCTTTACGTTTTGGGTTCTCTGCAGATGGAGTAAAAGGCACCGTCAATACAAACTATGCCGTTCTTAATAATGGTGAAAGCTTTGAGGCAGAGTTTAGAGTAATAAAACTTTATCTTTTGAGCGATGATGGGCTCAATGAAGCCTCGGCATCGGTTATTGCAGGAATAACAAACGTTAGCACAATAGAACTAGAAAATAACTGGTCAGGTTCAGCGGGGGTAGGATAATGGGTTTTACTAATCTAGATAGAGCAGGAAAAATCAACGGCGCAGATAAAGTCACCATTGATGGACCTTCTACTGGTTTTGGTGAAGTACAAGTCTCAGAAGCAAATGTACAAGGACAGGGAGACTTTGTTTATGGCATTAACAACCAAGTCTTCAATACTTCTTCTTTTGCCGGTGCAACCGTAACAACTGCTGATGGTATGTGCGAGTTGCAAAGCGGCACAGACCCAGCCGGCTCTGCTACTGTACAGTTTAGAAGGGGTCTGAAGTATCGTGCAGGACAAGCATCATTGATTAGGGCAACTGCTCTTTTTGAAACACCAGATGCAGGAAATGCACAGTTTTTAGGAGCAGGAACCGCTGAGTGTGGTTATTTTGTTGGTTATTTTGGAACAAGCTTTGGCATTCTTCACTCTGAGACCGGTCAAAGAGAAATAAGAAAACTAACTGTGACTAGCGGTGCATCAACAGGAAACGTAACAGTTACTTTGGATGGTGACAGTATTGTTGTTCCAGTTGTCGGTGGATCCAAAACAACTCAGACTGCTTATCAGTTAACATTAGCAGACTATTCACAAGTTGGAAATGGTGGTTGGCTGGCTTCTGCTATAAGTTCTTCTGTTTATTTTATTGCTGCTCGTTCAAACACCACCTCAACTGGTTCTTATTCGGTTGCCGGCTCATCTATTGTTGGTTCATTTTCACAAACAAAAGCCGGCGAGAACCAAACAAATACATTTATCCCATCAGCATCTTTTAACATTGACCGTTTAGATGGTTCTGGTGAGACAAAAATGGTCCTTGATCCTCAAAAAGGTAATGTTTTTCAGGTTGCTTACCAATACTTAGGCTTTGGAAACGCAACTTTTAGTATAGAAGATCCAAACACAGGAAAGTTAGTTAACTTTCACAAGATCAAAAACGCAAATAACAGAACAACACCAGTTCTAAAAAACCCAAATCTCTCTGTTCTTGCTACATCAGCAAACATTGGCGGCACAACAAGTAAAACTCTAAAAACAGTTTCAATGGCTTCTTTCAT